CAATAGCACCAGTTATGGCCACTGCGGCTGTGCCGCCGCCGGGAAAAAATGTAGCAATCAGCGGACCCGCTTTGCTCATTAGTCCACCTAGGACACCACCAACTAGACTCAGAACGATGCCCTGTGCTGCGGGATTTTGAACTGCTGCTGATACTATTTTCATTAGACCGCTCTTAGTATCTGCTGGAACGTCTAATTGCTGTACGGCCGCAGATGCTTTTTGTTCAAACTGAGGATCTGGTTGTGCCTGAGGATTGGGTTCAGGCAATGACTTTTCTAGCTTGCCTAAAAATGAATCAGGAATAATCTTATCTACAATCTTGCCCAGAGCCGTATTGTTTTCTCCACTGGCGCCAGCTTCTTTTTCAGCAGCCGCAAAGATCTGAGATATTTGATCCTGTGTCAGTGCTGCTTCAGATAGATATTTCTGCCAAGGTTTGAAGAATTCTTCGTCAATACGATCCCAATGTTGTGTGTATAAGGGATCTCTTCGAAGATCTTCGCTAAGGTAATGTTTAATAGTTGTATTGTCTAAATCGTTCAGTCTCATAGGGCATTCTCGAATGATATATTATTTATTTTAATAACGAGCTAACGCTCGTTTGCGTTTTCGCTTGCGCTCAACGCACTTTGTTTTCTTTTAATTATATCGAAGTTGTGCGAGATGATATATTTGCGCGAAGCGCAATTTAAATATTATCCAGATCTTAATGGTCACACTAAGCCCGTTTCCGGGCAAAGATAACATTATCCGAGTCTGGCAAGTCACACAGCGTTATGGCAGTTACAGAGGCGGTTGTCCGGTACCTCGAGCCACGTCTTATTACAACGGCGGTTAGTAAATGTACGCTATCACACCTACTAACGTGCAGGATCTCCCTGCTCATTTCGCCTTTTATTTCCTTTTCAAACAGCAAAATCGCAGGGCTTAGGTAGCGATCTTCATCCAAATGGGTAGTTGCTGAGTACCACTGCGGCGTGGAATTCCGTCCCTGTGTACACCTATGACCAGGTTTAGAGCGCACGAACTTAGGCCTGCGCGAGCCAAAAAACCGCTTTTATTTTGCCTTTTTATGTTCTTCTAGACGCTGTCTAAGTATGTTTGATCCGCCAACTCTGACGTTTATAATGCCATTATAATAGTCATCTGTTTCTAAAACTCTGCGTTCAAACTGTTCTCTTGCTTCTAGATACGACATTTCTGCCTTGGATTTGCAAAGATAAAGTATTTCTCTTGTGAAATTTCCGGGACCTAATGCTTGGACGTCTGCGTTTAACCTATCAGATGATCCCCAGTAGTCGCGCCAATCGCTTTCAACTACAGACCTTCTTTTAAGTTTTTTGCCTTTGAGAGGTGGTTTCGTGCGTTTAAACTGTGCTAGTTTCTTGCCTATGTACTTTTGCCCGGTAGTTAGATTCGTGATGAGATAAACAAAGCCAATATAGCCTTCTGGAATTTCTTCAACTATTTGATTTTGATACGTCCATTGCACTCACTTAGTTAGCTTGGGGGGTCTGCCTAATACGCCTTTTCTGGCTTTTTTTCGTGCCTGTCGTTTTTCTTGTATTTCTACTCGCCTTTTACTTGCTTCGTTTCTAATTTCTGATAGCCAATACCGTGCCTTAATGCCTGCTTCGTCTGAGCCTTTGTATTCAAAGCGATCCTGATATTTGAAATATTGCTGAAACGCTTCTATCATCTTATCATGACTGTCTGTTGCCATTAGTTCATAATCTCAATATCTGTAGAGTATGAAGTAAATCCATTCTCTTTAATAACTTTTAATACGTGATTTACACGACTGGTTAGATCGTCTCTGTGCGAAATCAAGAATACATTCTTGTCACGCTCTCGAGTCATACGCTTTAGAACAGCAATACTTGACTCCACACCAGACGCATCCATACCAGAGTCTACTAACTCGTCAATAAACAACAAGTTAATACTTTGATATAAGTTTTCCCACACATCTCGGAACGCCCACGATAATGACAGGATTAATCTGTTACGTTCACCTCGTGATAAGTTATCAAAGTCGAGGTCTTGACCTAATTGAGTGATGATAACTGATAAATCATTTTGGAATTCAACAGTATGCGGTAATCCAATCTTATCAAGATAGTAGGTTAAGCGTTGATTTAAGAAAGCTAGGTTCTGATCGATGATGCGTTTACGAACAAAACTGTCTTTGTTAGTTAACAGTTTATGTAAGAACTCTTGATGATCTTTAATTTTTACTAGTTCGTTGACAGCATCCCAGTTAATTTCCTGAACTGCGGTATTCTTAAGTTCTAATATTTGTTCGTCGTAGGGATTTTCTTCAGCATCTTTGATTGTAACGTCGCGCTCTAATCCATCTAAAGTATTTTTATGATTAAGAGCTTGTTCTAAACTGTCATAGGTAACAGTTGGACAATCACCTTGCTCACCTAAAAGCGACATAGCTTCGTTAAGTGTCGCCAGTTCTTCAAGATGTTCGTTAATAGCACCCTTGCTTTCTTCAACCTGCTGAGCTTTAGCACCTAACATTTCATCGTGTTTACTGTCGTGTACTTCTTGTCCACAAGCGTGACACTTATGATCAGCTAGACTTACTAATTCTTTTTCTAATTTAGATAATACTTTCTGTTCTTTTTCTAATGCTGCTGTTTGTTTTGCGATTAAAGAAGTAAGATTGTCTCGTTCTTTTTTAGTTTTAGTCCATTCGATTAAAGAACGCTGATTAGCTATCTCTTCTTCAATGTCAATTTGCATCAAGCGATCAATACTCTTGAGCAAATTTTCCATAGCAGTTTCTTTATTGTCTGCCCATAGCTTTTGTTTACGCTCTAGAGATTCAATACTCTGCTGAATGCGCTCGTTGCTGGCTTTGATAGTTTCGATTCTAGTATTTTCTGTAGCAATAGCATCTTTAGATGCTTTGATAGCTTCTTTAAGTGCTTCTGCTTTTTCAGAAAGTATAGTAATACCCAACAACTGTTCAATGATAGCACGTTGATCGGCAGCTTTCATTGATAAGAAAGGTTCTGTATAAGTGTTTAGAGCAACAAGATGTTTAAACATTTCGTGACTCATACCAAATACTTCTTCAATTGCTTTTTGAGTTTCCCGGCTATCGCCTTGACTTTCGTCTAAATCCTTAAGTTCTTGTTCTTGACCGTTAATACTAAACTTTAATAGATTAGGTTTGCGTCCACGTTCAATGTGGAATTCCTGCCCATCTTTGTCAAAAGTAACAGTAACTAACATTCCTTTACTGTTAATTTTGTTAATCAAGTTATCACGCTTGATATTAGTTAGGGCTTGACCGTAGATAGCATAGCTTAGTCCATTGATGATTGTTGTTTTGCCCGTACCGTTGCGAGCCCCAGAATCATCACCTCCTAGATCTAGATTTTCACCAAGTACTAAGGTTAACTGTCCGCGGTCAAAGTCGATGGCTTGGGTTTGATTACCCACGCTCATAAAATTCTTGACTGTTAAATTTTTAATTTTAATCATAGTTCGCTATAAATTTCCAATAACAGTTTTTTATTGTAGGTGTCGCTTTCAATTGCATTGATCTGATTCATAACAATTGTGTCAACACTTTCAAATTCTAAATCAATAGGAGTAACATTAGATTCAACTTCTACTTTTTCTGGAATCAGCATCAGCTCACGCAGATTATACTGCGGCATAAACTGTTCTTTAATAAAGTTTGCCTCTTCAAAAGTAATAGGCAGGTCAATAGTTACACGGCAATGCATCTTTTCACGAAGCAGCTTATCTGGAGTATCAATAATTTGACTTAGTTTATATGTTCTATAAACAGGTTGTCCAGGCCAAGTCTTAAACTCTGGAGTACCTCCCCAGTCTAATAACATCATACCACGTTCGTCATCACCCGCATCTGCATAGTTGTGAGGGAAAGCATTACCAATATACACAATCTTACCCTTTTGTTGACGCTTATGGAAGTGTCCTGAGAAGATATAGTCCTGATGTTGGAAGTGATCGCTTTGCAACTGTCCGTGATCGGGCATCTGCACCATAGCGTTCATATAGAAATGCGGAAGTTCTAAGTGCCCAAAGATATATTTGCTTTTGATCTTAGGAACTTTTTGCCATTCATCTGCTACTAACCACGGAAGGATAGTAACATCTCCGTTTGTAAAAATTTCTCTAATTGGAACAACATTAGGAAATAGGCGCATAAACTCTACAGAGTTAATTTCACGTTTGTCTTTGTAGAACAGATCGTGGTTGCCAAGTATAAAGTAAACTTTTTCAAACGAAGCACTAAGTCTTTCTAAGTTTGAAAGAGTATAATTCATAGTACTAACGTCTGTGCTGGCACGATTGTGATGCCAGTCACCTAAAAAGATACACGTCTCTGCACCTTCTTCTTTGGCTGTATCACAAAACCACTTAACAAATTCTTCGCAGTCAATGTTATGTGTTCTGCTACCGCTTTTAAGACCAAAATGAATATCTGTGAAACAAGCTGCTTTTTTAAATAGATTCATAGATTTATGTTACAGTATTTTTAATTAAAGGTCAATCCCAATCTTCGCCAGATGTGATTGTAACAGGTGCAGTATTAGCTCCACTGCTACCACTGTTCTGTCTGGTCCAGCTCGGATTCATACCATTCATTTCAAGAATATCATCTCGAATATTTTGATTACGCTTCTCGATATTGATGATGCGAACAAAACTGTTAGTAACAGCAGCGGTATAATAAGCAAACGGGTTATCGGATTTGCTTTCATCAAATTGTAAACCAATTTGGGTGAGCTGAAGTATCGCTTGACCACGCATTTCATCGTTGTAAGTATATCCACGGACATTTCCTCTAGTTGCATAACGCTCACATAATTTAATAAACATACGAGCTAAGTTATTAGTCATTTGTCCGTGATCTTTATCAAATTTACCTGTTTTAATTCCACCCTTCCAGTGACTTTTGCCTACACAGATCAATTCGTCATTGTCGTCAAACTTCCAGTGTTGATAAGGAGGAAAGTTTACTTTTTCGTGACTGTCGGCTGTATTCTTTAATGTCTTTTTACGACCGGGTGCTAGAGGAATATGATCAAATGTCATAACACGAAATACTAGATCGTGTTTGTCAATTTTCTTATAATCTATTTCGAATCCTTTTGCAGGAATTTTTTTACCCTGTTCTAGCATAGCTGCTTCGTGCGCTTGTTTTGCTAAACGTGCAGCCCTATTTCTTTTTGCTTCTGCTATAGTTCTAATGTTTATTTTTTCTAAGTTAGGAACAATTAAATCATATTCATGATATTCTTGTTTTGTATAAGAGCTATATGTAACTTTGCTTAAATGTATCTCTCTTAGTAGGTCCTTATTAGTTAGGTACTTAACTTTTGGTTGGTTCATTATCTAGATTTCTCCACAATTAGTAATATAATAGCACATTTTTTGTCGAATAAATAGACTATATGACAAGGAAATATGCTCAAAATGTCTTTATCTATTAATCCTCTTGCTCAATTGGTATCAAACATATCGCAGAGCGTTTCACAGGCTTCAAACGAAGCTGGCTCTGCAATGACTAGTTCTTTTTCTGAGCTATCGAAAATTGATTTAAACAGTAAAATTTCTTCCTTGTCGGGAGAAATTGGGTCAGGACTTAACGGGCTAACAGGAAATATTAAAAGTTTAGCAGGAAGTGCTTCCGGATCACTAGGTGGTATTTCTGGTTTAGGAAACATTTCGTCTGAAGTCCAGAGTAAGGTTGGAGGAGCAATTAATTCTTTGCAATCTGTAGCAGGTTCGACTAGTAACATAGCAGCAGACATCTCCGGGGGGTTAAACAAATTAGCTGGAGGTTCTGTTGGCGGCGGCCTAATGGCATTAGCAACAGGAATTAGTAAGACAGCTGGAATGCTCAACAATATACTTAGTCTAAAGCGAGGAGCAAACATTCCATCGGGAGCAGATGCATTTGTTAAACAAGGCACGGCTATAAAATTAAACACAAATCCTGGAAATGATTGGCGTGTAAGAATTAATTGCCAATGGAATACTTTTAATAGTCCGATGTTTGAACTTTTAAAAAATACAGGAGGAGTTGTTTGGCCTTATAATCCAAATATAACTGTATCAACAAAGGCAGAATACAATTCTCAAAGTATGATTCACAGTAACTACCAAGTACACTCTTACAAAAATAGTGTTGTGGATGATATTCAGATTAGTGGAGATTTTACCTGCGAAACAGAATCTGATGCAGCATATTGGATTGCAGCAACTACATTCTTTAAAACAGCAACTAAAATGTTCTTTGGTCAAGGAGCATACGCAGGAAATCCACCGTTGGTATGTAATTTATCTGGTTACGGTGCTAGTGTTTTTGATAACATTCCTGTAATTGTAAAATCTTTTTCGGTAGACTTAAAAGACGATGTAAACTACATTCACTGCGACAAGTGGAAAACAAATACGTGGGTTCCTGTTGTTAGCACTATAACAGTAACCGTTGCTCCTATATACAGCAGACAGCGTCTACGTCAATTCAGTTTACAAGATTACGCCAGTGGCGGAATGTCTATGAAGGCCAGTGGCGGTGGTGTAGGATATCTATAATATGGCAAAATATTCTAAAACAAGTCCTTGGTTAACTACTCCTCAGAATTCTTTATATATGGAATTGCTGAACATTCGACCTGTTCCAGCAGAAGCAGATGATTTTCGTTATATTATAGAAAATCAATATAAACACAGACCTGATTTGTTAGCATACGATGTATACGGCGATGCTAAGTTATGGTGGGTTTTCGTTCAAAGAAATATGAGCGTGTTAAAAGATCCAATTTACGATTTTACTCCTGGAACAACAATCTATCTTCCTAAAAAAACTAACTTAGAAAAATTCTTAGGAGTCTAAATATGGCATCTATTTTAGATTATCTTGGAAAAGCATTAGAAGTAAAAAAGCCCGACGGTACTCCTATTATTCCTAACCCTGTAAATTCTACTATTAACATAGGGTCAGTATCTAATATTACAAATTTAGTTGCAGGCGGTGCAACAAACTTTTTAAGAAACGGGCAATCATCAATACTTCCTGATACAAAAACTACAGCGGGTAGTGCAGTTCCTAATTTGCCAAATGTTAAACCAAACCCAATGGAACAATTTGCTTCTGTTAATGTGTTATGGACATTGGCTTGTTTAACTCCTGCACAATTTAATAACCCGTCGTCATATAGAAATTCACCAGCCGATTTAAAAAACATTGTATTTTCTTCAGCTGGAAGATTTGATGAACAACGTGTAAAAACATTTTATGGTACACCTGAATATTATGTTAATAATTTTCAAATGAAATGTATTATTGGTTCAACTGAAAAAACAGGAAACAGTAATGCTATTAAATTTGAATTTGACATCTACGAACCCTACAGTATGGGATTACTTTTACAAAGTATGCAGGTTGCCGCAGTAAACTCTGGCTATGCAAATTATCTAGACAATACTCCATATTTGTTAAAAATGGACATTCAAGGTTTTGACGAATTAGGAGTTTCAATCAAAGCTGTTAAATCGAAATATTTTACACTAAAATTGGTTTCTATGAAATTTAGTGTAAACGAGGGAGGAAGCAGCTATAAAGTAGAAGGTATTCCATACAACCATCAAGGTTTTTCAGACGCAATGAATACAACTTTCAAAGATATAAAAATCTTTGGAAAACAAAATGGTGTAGGTAATGTAGTTGAAGTACTAAGCACAGGAGATAAAAGTCTTGCAGCAGTATTAAATGATAATGAATATAGATTAAAAAAAGAACAGCAGATTAAGGAACAAGACGAATACCATATTGAGTTCCCTATACTTGCCAGCGACCTGTATTCGACCGCAGGCAATCCTCCTAAGACAAATCGAGCAACAGTTAATCCTGCAATGACTGAACAGCAAAGGATGTTAGCAGAACAAACAGCAGACTTTGAAGAAGCAGATAGTAAACCAGTTAATCCTATTGGGCTTGCTAGCTTAGGATTTGATCAAACTAGAGGCGGTAATCATATTTTTAAACGTGCTCAAGATCAGTATGATCCAAAGACTGGTGTTGTTAAACGAGATAATATGACCATTGATCCTAAGTTGAGAGCATTTCATTTTTCACAGGATCAAACTTTAACTTCAATTATAAATCAAATTGTGCTTAGTTCTAATTATGCATCAGATGCAATATCAAAAGCTAATCTAACCCCAGAAGGTTATATTAAATGGTTTAAACTAGATGTACAAATGAAATTGTTAAACTATGACGATTTAATTGGAGATTATGCAAAAAAAATAACATATAGAGTTGTTCCTTATTTCGTGCATCAATCTATATTTGCAAATCCGTCAGCAGCACCTGTTGGTTATGCTGAACTACAAAAGAGTGTATGTAAACATTATCAATATATCTACACAGGTCAGAACGTTGATATATTAAAATTTGACATAAACATTAACAATTTATTTTTTACAGGGGCAAATCCTTCTCCTGAAAGCAAGGCTGCAACAACAGCCAACCAAGACCAACAAGGGCCTGCTGAAAGAACTAACAGTTCTACAAAAAGCGGGCAAGGTCAAGATGCCAGCGCACAGGCAGCTCCAATGGGCAGAGCTAGGAAAAAAAGAGATCCTAAATTACTTGAAGGACTTAAAGGTGGTGCAGGATCTAAATCAACTGAACAGAATGTTGCTGAAAACTTTCAATATGCTTTCCTTTCTGGAAATAGTGCAGACTTAGTTACTGTTGATTTGGAAATCCTTGGCGATCCGTATTGGTTGGTTGACAGCGGTATGGGAGGATATTTTTCCGGAGCTCCCAGCGAAACTTCTCAGATTACAAACGATGGTACAATGAACTACGAAAGTGGAAACGTCTATGTATATCTAACATTTAGAACACCGTCTGATGTAAATGAAACCACAGGCTTATACGATTTTTCAATTGCAGGAAAAGAAAGTCCGTTCGGTGGTATATATCGTGTTAATATGGTAGAAAATTACTTTTCAGATGGATTTTGGAAACAGAAATTAAAATGTTTAAGAATGCCAGGACCACAGGGACCTGAGATTAATTCTGTAACAGGTGATACACCTGGACCAATTTCTAGAACAGATAATCAAGCTACTGAGATTAGTGATGCTGAGCCTAAAGATACATCAGTTGTTGACGATGCTGCATCATCGTCAAATTCAACAACAGATACAGCAACCGCTAATGGAAATACTGGACAATCTGGGCAAACTACACAAACCGTGACAACATCTAACAAAACAAAACCTGTTGCTGGTTACAGATATTATAGAGACCTAGGACAACAATAATGGCAGAATTACAAAGACCCTCAGCAGAAAATGAAGGACGTTCCGGTACTCTTGGTAACGGAATATATCTTGCGAGGGTTATTAGTCATTTAGATCCTACGTTTATGGGATCTTTAGAAGTTAATTTATTAAAAGACCAAGCAAATACCTCCGGCGAAGATGCCGAAACGTATATTGTAAAATATGCTCCGCCGTTCTTTGGCCATACACCTTTTGAGTTTATGGGTAAGAATGATGGCGCCAGTTCAACAATTGACGGATATAACGACACACAAAAATCTTATGGTATGTGGTTTGTGCCTCCAGACATTGGTGTTAACGTTTTAGTATTATTTTTAAACGGAGATCCTGCTCAAGGATTTTGGTTTGCCTGCGCACCTGGTAGATACATTAATAATATGGTTCCAGCTATTGCTGGATCAACTGAAAATTCTTTAGATGCTACAGATAAAGCACGATACGGTCCAATGAAATCCTTAGATGGTAAACCGTTGCCGTTGCCAGTTGCAGAAATTAACAAACGTCTAAATGCAGATAAAGACCAAGAAATTAATCCGGAAAAAATTAAAAAAGTTGTACATCCTATTGCCGATAGATTCTTAGAACAAGGTTTATTAGAAGACGATGTTAGAGGAGTTGTTAATTCGTCTCCACGAAGAGAAGCACCATCTATGGTATTTGGTATTTCAACACCAGGACCAGTTGATAGACGAACTAATGCTAAGAAAGCAAAAGTAGGAAAATCAGATAGTCAGTCGGACCCTGTACCAGTCAGTCGTTTAGGCGGAACACAAATTGTAATGGATGATGGAGATGATAGATATCATCGAGCAACAGCAGCAGCAGATGGTCCTGTAAAATATATTGACTTATTAAACGACAAAGAAAAATATGAACCGGAAGTTCCTTACGGAGAATATTTTAGAATTAGGACCAGAACTGGTCACCAGTTGTTAATGCATAATTCTGAAGATATCATTTATATTGCTAATGCAAGAGGAACAGCTTGGATTGAAATGACCAGTAATGGTAAAATTGATATCTATGCCCAAGACAGCATCAGCATTCATACACAAAATGATTTAAATCTACGTGCTGATAGAGATATCAATTTTGAGTGTGGCCGCAATATGAACTTTAGAACAGAGACAGGAAAGTGGCACGCTGAAATAGGCTCAGATATGGAGTTTTTAATTAATAAGGATGCAAAACTGACCGTAGGATCTAATCTAGATATTCTTATTGGTGCTGCAACAAAATTTTCTACAAACACTAACTTTGATATTGCTGCCGGTGGTGAACTTAGAGTTAGTTCTACCGGAGATTTAAGCATAGGTTCTGGAGCACAAATTATAGAAACGGCTCCAACAATCCACTTAAACGATACAACTAATGCAACACCTGCAGAAGTTGCAGATTTTGTTAAACCATACGACCTAAGAGATAACCCTGCAACAAGTACAACATCTAGTTGGGAAACTAAAAAGTATCAAGCTGGGGTTGTTCAGAGCTTTATGAAACGCATACCGATGCACGAACCTTGGGCCTTGCACGAGAATCAAGCACCAGAACAATTGACTCCAGATAAAACAGATAGGGATGCAGACTAATTATGGGAACAAAAATTTATAATCAAAAAACAGTTGCAACATCAAATGCACAAGTTACTACTAATTACGGAACTTTTACCTATAGGGGATTTAGTTCTTCAAACGGAGCAAAAAATTATAAACTTTATGACATTGATCTAGTTAAACAAGATCTAATAAATCATTTTTATATCCGCAAAGGAGAAAAATTAGAAAACCCAGAGTTTGGTACAGTCATCTGGGATATGTTATTTGAGCAGTTCACTGAAGAAGTTAAAAAAATTATTGCAAAAGACGTCGAAGATATTATCAATTACGATCCTAGAATAGCAGTTAATGAGATTCAAATCGATACTACAGATCAAGGAATAAGAATTCAAGCAGATATCGTTTACGTTCCATTTAATATTAGTGAGCGTATGACGTTTAATTTTGATAAAAACAATTCTATCATAGTATAAAATACCCACATAATTTTTATGGTAAATATTGGTATAGGGATAGGAAATGACTACTACAAGCAGACAAAATAATTTAATTCTAAACCAAGACTGGACTAGAATATATCAGACATTTAAAAATGCGGATTTCAAATCTTACGACTTTGAAAATCTACGCCGCGTTATCATCACGTATCTGCGTGAAAACTACCCAGAAGATTTTAACGATTATATCGAATCTAGCGAATATATGGCGCTTATTGACGCTATTGCATTCTTAGGTCAAAGCCTATCCTTCCGCATTGATCTTGCTAGCCGTGAGAATTTTATTGAACTTGCGGAAACAAAAGAAAGCGTGTTAAGGATTGCTCGTATGCTTTCCTATAACGCTAAAAGAAATATAGCTGCTAGCGGTCTGTTAAAATTTACATCAGTGACTACTACAGATAGTATTGTTGACAGCAACGGAAAAAATCTTTCGCAACAGGTTATTTCTTGGAATGACCCAACAAACACTAACTGGTTAGAACAGTTTATTCTAGTTTTAAATTCTGCAATGGCAGATAACACAGAGTTTGGTCGAAGCCAAGGATCTGCTACAATTCAAGGAATTCCAACAGAACAGTATCGTTTTAGAACAACCACTGCTGACGTTCCTTTGTTTTCTTTTAGTAAATCTGTTGCTTCTAGAGGAATGCCTTTTGAGATAGTTTCTACAGCATTTGCTAACAGTGAAAATATCTACGAAGAACCACCAGTGCCGGGCAACCAGTTAGGTTTTGTTTATCGTAATGATAGCACTGGACCTGGTTCAGCAAATACTGGATTCTTTTTAATGTTTAAACAAGGCACTATGCAACTTGCTGATTTTAGCATAGATGCTCCTACTACTAATGAAAAAATTGCAGTTGATGCAAATAACATTAATAACAACGATGTTTGGTTATTTTCTTTAAATGCAGCCGGAGCCCAATTAGAAGAATGGACAAAAGTTTCAAGCCTTGTTGGAAATAATATTGCTTATAATAGTGTTAATCAGAACGTTAGAAATATCTATGCAGTCAACACAAAAGAAAATGATAACATTGATTTAGTGTTTGCTGACGGAGTCTATGGTAATTTGCCACAAGGCCCTTTTAGAGTTTATTATAGAACCAGCAACGGATATAGATATACAATTTATCCAAACGATTTGCGAGGAATCAACATAAGCATTAATTATGTAAATGCTTCTGGCGTTGCTCATACTCTAACAATCGGGTTGGCACTACAGTCAACTATCACTAATTCTGCTGCTTCAGAAGATATCGATACAATTAGAACAAATGCTCCTGCTGTATATTATACACAGAATCGTATGATTACCGCAGAAGATTATAATCTAGCACCGTTAACTAGTTCTCAAAATATTTTAAAAGTAAAATCTATTAATAGAACTTCTAGCGGAATATCTAGAAACTACGATATCATCGATGCGTCTGGAAAATACAGTTCAGTTAATGTATTTGCTAATGACGGTTATATCTATAAAGAAGAAACAGAAGAAACTTTAACTTTTAAATTTAATAATAGACTAGACATTATTAATTTTATAAGAGGTTACATCGAGCCTGTGTTTTCTAGTAACGAAGTATATAATTTTTATTTTACAAAATTTGATAAAATTTTATTCACAGACGATAAAACCGTTTGGGAAGCTGTCACCACAATAACACCAACTGGATACTTTAAAAATACAGTAGATTCATCTTTAACAAAAGTTGGTAGCTATTCTACTAACCTATTAAAATATTTTTATGTAGGATCTCTTATCAAGTTTGTACCAGAAGAAGGCAAAGCATTTAAAAACGGAGAAATGGTAGCAGCAGATCCTACAGATCCTTTACAGACTAATATGATATGGGCAGAGGCTGTTAAAATTACTGGAGATGGCACAAACACAGGAAGGGGTGCTTTGACTAACGGATTGGGACCTATTGTATTAAACAAAACAGTTCCAACAGGAGCCATTGCTTCAAGAATTATTCCTAGATTTATAAACGATTTAAATGTTTCTTTAGAAAACGAAATAGTAAATCAAGCATATCAAAATTTAAATTTTGGCTTGAGATACGATGTTGAAACACTACAATGGTCGATTATAACATCATCTAATTTAAACTTAATTGATAATTTTACTCTAGGCAAATCTGGTGATATTTCAAACACCGGAGTCGACTCGTCATGGATTGTTGCTTTTGTAAAAGAGGCTGACAGCTATACTGTTAGAGTAAGAAAGTTAAATTACATATTTGGAAGTTTACAACAAAATAGATTTTATTTTGATGCCAACGAAAAACGTTACAATGATCAAACAGGCAATGTTGTCAAAGATACAGTTACAGTTTTAGGTATCAATACATCGAGTGATTTTATAACTGAATTAAAACAAGATGTTTCTTTTGAAATTAGTGATACTATAAAATTTGATGATGGATATGAAAGTACTTCAGAAATTAAATTATCATTCTATGATTCTAACAGTGATGGAATAATTGATAATCCTGAATCTTTTGAAACAATTGTGGGCGACGATCAGTCTTTAAATTATTTGTTTTTTAAACAGTCTGTTGATCAGTACGGAACAGTTTACTACTCATTAATTGATAATTCAATTAACTCTGTGTTAGTTTTAGAAAAAGAATCAGTTGTTGATATTAACGATACTGCAACTTATCCAGACGGACAACTTATATATTTCTATGATGTTGACGAGGACGTGATTAAACAAGTTAATAGAACAACAAATACATTAGATCTAGTTACATCCTACAAAGCAGTTTTAGGCCGTCGAAATTTAAAATTCCAGTATGTTCACAATGCTACAACTTATCGTAGAATTGATCCTTCATCGAGTAACATTATTGACACATATATGTTGGTAAGATCATATGACGAAGATTACAGAATGTATTTACAGGGCGGAATATCTACAGAACCAACTCCACCAGATACAGAAGTATTAAGAACTACGTTTGGCGGAACATTGTCTGCGATTAAATCTCTCAGCGACGAAATAGTTTACCATTCAGCCAAATATAAAGTATTGTTTGGATCTAAAGCTGATCCAAAATTACAAGCAACATTTAAGGTAGTGAAAAACCCAAATAAAACTATTAACGACAATGATTTAAAAGTGAGAGTAATAGGTGCAATTAACAATTTCTTTGATATTAACAATTGGGACTTTGGAGATAGATTTTATATGAGCGAATTGACAACTTATATTTTAAATTCCTGTGCTCCGGACCTAGCAAATATTGTTATTGTTCCAAAACAAACAAATCAGGTATTCGGAAGTCTTTTTGAGATTCAAAGTAGATCGGACGAAATCTTAATTAGTGGTGCAACTGTTGATGATGTTGAAATAGTTTCGGCTATTACAGCAGCTGAATTGGGTGCAAGTATTACAACTATTGTTTCAACAACTTATTAATAATTATGGCAGATAAATTTTATCCTAAGAGCAACTTACCAATTAGAAGAACAGTTGAGCTATTGCCTTCTGTTTTTCAAACATCTAGTAACGATAAGTTTTTATCAGGAGTATTAGATCCTTTAGTCCAGCCTGGCGTATTAGATAAGGTTGTTGGATATGTAGGAAGAAGATACGAAAAAACTTACACTGGCACTGATGTATATGTAGATACAGACAATACTTTAAGAAGCAGATACCAATTAGAACCCGGTGTTGTTTATAAAAATCTTAATAAAATTGAAAATTTTTATGACTACCTTGACTTTAAAAATCAGTTAAAGTTTTTTGGAAACATTGATGAGCGTGACGACAAGATAACAGAACAAGAACATTATACTTGGAATCCTCCTGTTGATTGGGATAAGTTTATTAATTACAGAGAATACTACTGGCAACCAAGCGGTCCGCCAAGTTTACCTATATACGGCCAAACCGCCAAGGTAACAAGTACATATAAAGTTGTTTTAGGAACAACAGGAAACTCTTTTGTATTCACTCCTGATTCTTATACAAACAATCCTACAATTACTTTGTACAGGGGACAAACATATAAGTTTAAAGTTAATGCTCCGGGAGAAGGATTTTCTATTAGAACAAACTATGATACCGGTTCATTAATTTTCCAACCTTATCACTCTTATAAAGCAGGAAGCCTTGCAGTTTATGATGGAAACCTATGGAAAGCTAAAAGAGATATTTCGCCAAGTGACGGCAGCTCTATTAGTATAGATAGTCAAGACTGGGAGTTTGTCGACCTAGCATCGTCGACTACTGCGTTAGAATATTCTAACGGTGTAACAAATAACGGAACTCAGAATGGTACTTTAACATTTGAAGTGCCCTACGATGCTCCGGACACTTTATATTATCAAGGATTAATAACTCCAGATCGCTTTGGAAAATTTTTAATTGCCGACATAGAATCAAATTCTTTCATTAATATTAATAAAGATATTATTGGAAAATCTCAATACACTTCTAGCAACGGAATAGAATTATCAAGTGGAATGATTGTCGAATTTAGAGGAAACGTAACTCCTGCTGAGTACTCTCATAATAATTGGTTAGTCGAAGGAGTAGGCGATGCTATTACACTAACAAGATTCGATAGTCTGGTCGTTCCTGTATTGACAACAGATGTACCGGAAGTTTTATTTGACAATGAAGGATTTGATACGCAACCGTTTGACGATGCGACCGCATATCCAACATATAAAGATTATACAACAATTCGAAGAGATAGTAGAGATTTAAATCCCTGGAGTCGATATAACAGATGGTTTCATAGATCTGTTTTAGAAAAATCATATTCCTTAAGAGGAGAAGATTTTCCAGCAACTGAATCTTTAAGAGCAAAAAGACCTATTATCGAATTTAAACCAAATCTACAGTTATATAACTTTGGTTCTGTAGCTAAACAAACAGTTGATTATTTAGATACAAATACTACTGATATTTTTAGTATCATAGAAGGTAGTTCTGGTTACAACATTGACGGTGAGTTTTTATTTGAAGGCGCAAGAGTTTTATTTGTTGCTGATACTGATAGTCTTGCAAATAATAAAATTTATGAAGTACAATTTATAACACATAATAATCTACGCCAAATACATTTAAAAGAAGCCTTAGATAGCGAATCTGCTGTTGGTAGTTGTTTATTAATTAGACGCGGCAATAAAAATTCTGGCAAGATGTTCCATTTCACAGGAACAGCTTGGAAAGAAAGCCAGCAAAAAATTACAGTTAATCAAAGTCCAATGTTTGACGGGTTTGACAACAACGGAATAAGTTTTTCTAATGAAGATACATATCCGACTAATACGTTTGTTGGTACTGAAATTTTAAGTTATAAAGTTGGCTCTAGTGTTGTTGATAAAGAATTAGGATTTAGTATAAGTTATCTCAACATCAATAATATCGGAGACATACAATTTAATTGGTCTTGGGATTCTGCTAAATTTGAATATGTGATCGATAGAGTTACATATTCTAAAGATCTAGCCACCGGCTTCTATAAATTTAACAACATCAACGGAGATGATTATCAAAACGGTTGGTTGCTAGCAGATACAAAATATTTTCAACCTATCATTGACAGTCAAATTGTAAAAGAATCTACAAACATTTTAACTTTTAATACTGTAAGATGGGAAAATCTCAAAGAAGATAACGAAATTAATTTTTATGTTAACGGTACAAAGTATCTTGGAGACTGGACACGAACTCTAGGAACTTTTACATTCTCAACAACATTTGAAATAAATGATGCAGTTTCTTTGAAATTAATTTCAGACATTGAACCAGACCAAGGATATTACGAAATTCCTGTAGGTCTTGAAAAGAATCCATTTAACGATAATTTAATAACATTTACTCTTGGCCAAGCAATTGATCATTTAACAACTGCATTAGAGTTTAATATTGATATTACTGGCATAGTTCCAGGAAATTCTAATTTGCGTGATATATCTAATTTCCAAAAATTTGGAAAACGATTTTTAAAACATTCTGGTTTAACTCCAGTAGTGTTGATGTCGCTATGCGATAAAACTCATAATATTGTTAAATCAATACAGTATTCTAAGCAGTCATATACAGAATTTAAAAATAATTTCTTATCAAGAGCATTAGAAATAGATTACAATGATAATATTCCAGATTTTGTCGATGAGATTATAAACAGTTTAACAAAAACTAAAAATTCAACAAATCAATTTTCAGAGTCCGATATGATTGGTAGCGGAGCATTCACTTCAATAGTATATGAAGTTGATGATCCAGGAATAAAAACATTTTCTCTTAGCACGAAATTTGATTTATCTACTCCTAGCAGTAGAGCCGTTTACGTTTATTTTAACGGAAACCAATTATTAAATTCTCAAGATTACACATTTAATTCTACTTTTGGTTTTGTACAGTTATCAGTTAATTTAACCGAAGGTGATGTAATTGAAATTAGAGAATATGTTTCTACATCTTCGAACTATATTCCAGCAACTCCAACGTCAATGGGATTGTATAAAAAATATACTCCAATGAAATTTGTTGATGATACCTATGTAGAACCAAGAGAAGTTATTCAAGGTCACGACGGTAGCATTTCAGCAACATATGGCGATTTTAGAGATGATCTATTATTAGAATTAGAATATAGAATTTATAATAATATCAAACAAGAATACAATGAAGACATTTTTAATATAGACGATATTGTTGGCGGTTACTACGGTGTCGGATTATATAAAAAATCTCAATTGGACATTATAGTGTCTCAAGAATTTTTAAAATGGATTCAAAATACAAATATTAATTATACATTAAATTCTTATTTTGACAGTCAAAATTCTTTTACATATACCTACACAAATATGACAGATCCTACAAGGTCTGAAAATTTACCAGGGTATTGGAGAGGTGTGTATCAATATTTCTACGATACTGATCGACCACATCGTTGTCCTTGGGAAATGTTGGGCTTTAGTGAAAAACCAACTTGGTGGGAAAGTGAATACGGCCCTGCACCTTATACTAGAGGAAATTTAATTCTTTGGGAAGATTTAGCAAACGGAATTATACGTCAAGGTACAAGAAAGGGCAGATACGCTCGATATACAAGGGATACATTACTATCTCATATTCCTGTAGACGACGAAGGTCGTTTATTGAGCCCATTAGATTCTGGATTAGCTAGAGATTTTTCATTAATTAACAATCAAGGATCGTTCGTATTAGGCGATATAGCTCCTGTCGAATACGCATGGAGATCAAGTTCTGAATGGCCATTTGCTGTTGTAATAGCAATGGCATTAATGAGACCGTTTGAATTTATTTCGAATAATTTTAACAAAGACGGAGTATCTTTAAACAACCTAGGACAAACAATTTATTCGTCTACTGGCAAATTTATTACAAAAGAAAATTATGGTCAATCAACTGACAATATAGTTGGTCTTGGAAAATATATTATCGATTATGTAAAATCAAAAGGTATCGATGAAACTACCTTATGGGATAAGATTAATAATATTGATGTACAAATATCGCATAGAATGTCTGGATTTGTTGACCAGCAACAACAAAAATTTTTATTAGACTCTAAGAGTCCAGCAGCATCGTCATCTAGCGTATATGTTCCTCCAGAGAACTACGATATTATTTTTAATGTAAGTTCTCCTATTGCTAGCTTGTCTTACAGCGGAGTAATTATAGAAAAAAATTCAAGCGGGTGGGTGTTAAAAGGCTATGACGATATACAACCATATTTTAATTATTTCCAAGCACTTCCAAACCAACGAGATCCTATTATATCTGTTGGCGGCACAAGTGAGAATTTCTTAGACTGGCAAGCTAATAAATTATACTCTAATGGAATATTAGTGAGATATGCCAACGAATTTTATAGAGCACTTAAATCTCACACCAGCGGAGATGTATTTGACATTGATCTATGGAAAAAAGTAGCAGGAATTCCAAAAACTGGAGCAGTAGAAGCAAGCGGTAGAAGAACATTTAACACACTGGTAGTTAAACGTCTAAGTTACGGAACACAATTTACAACTATTCAACAGGTTGTTGATTTCCTATTGGGGTACGAAGCCTATCTCAAATCAGTAGGATTTATATTTGATAATTACGATCCTGAAAATAAAGTATCGCAAGACTGGCTATCTGCTGCAAAAGAATTTATGTTCTGGACCAAGCACAGCTGGCAAGTCGGATCGTTGATCTCACTAAGCCCTGCAGCACAAAAAGTTAACATAACAGTTCCTGTTGGCGTTGCTGATAGCGTATTAGAAGGATTTTACAATTATCAAGTTCTTAAAGGTGACGGTAAACCTCTGCAACCAAAATATATTGATGTTAGCAGAAATTTTCAAAATATCACAGTTACTACCACAAATACCACTGACGGTATTTACTATCTAAAGTTATTTTATGTTCTGAAAGAACACGTAACTATTTTTGACGATAAAACAGTTTTTAACGATACTATCTATGACAAGACAACCGGTTACCGTCAAGGAAGAATAAAAGTACACGGATATAGAACAACCGATTGGGACGGAGATTATACCAGCCCAGGATTCTTATTTGATAATGTTAATATACAACCTTGGGTACCATATACTGATTACAAGTTAGGCGATATTGTTTCTTATAAATCTTACAATTGGACTAGCTTGATTAATCAGCCGGGCTCTCAAACATTTAATGATGCCTATTGGAGCAAGTTAGATACAACTCCAGAAAAACAGTTAGTTCCTAACTTCGATTACAAAATTAAAGGGTTCTCTGATTATTTTGAAGTAACGTCAGACGGCCTAGACAAGAGTCACAGAGATTTAGCTCGTCATACAATAGGATATCAAACTAGAAATTATCTACAGAATCTTTCAGAAGATCCAGTTACACAATTTCAAATATATCAAGGATTTGTTCGTGAAAAAGGAACAGCAAATTCGATTACAAAAATATTTGGAAAATTAAGTCGTTCAGAAACTGATAGTATTTCTCTCAACGAAGAATGGGCATTTTTAGTAGGAAAAGTCGGAGGCGTTGATCAGCTTACTGAAGTTGAAATACAAATTGAAAAAAATAAATTAGAAGTTAACCCTCAACAATTTTTAATAGAAACTACTAAGTCTGCTTTAACTACAGATCAAAAGTATAGAATAACTTCTTCTGATTTTACAATAGTACCAACCCCATTTAATGTTAATATATCACCCACTGCTGATTTATCTTGCCCTTATACCGCAGGATATATTACTTCGACTACTATTGATCATTCTATTAAGACAAGAGAAGATTTATTAACTTTAGATATAAATTCTATAAAAGAAAATGATCACATTTGGGTTACGTTTGAAAAAGATTCTTGGACAGTATTAAGAGTTAACGAATCTGCCACTCTTGAAATAACTGACGTCACTCGTCCATCGGATACAACAGTTGTTATTACATTTAATCGTCCGCACTCTATTCAAATCGACGAGTATGTGGGCTTTAGAAACATATTAAATTTAGTAGGCTTTTATAAAGTTTCTAATAAAACTACTGCAACAATCACTGTTAATGTATCGTCAACGATTCAAGATCCTGTAATTGATTACAGTACAATTACACGAGTTCAGTTAATAACTGAATGCAGATTTGCTGATTATCAATCTATAGACAACCAACAAGCAGCGTTATTAAAAAATAAATCTAGATTATTTGTTGATTCTAATGATACAGGAAATTGGGAAGTTGTTGAAAAAAATAAACAGTATTCTCCTAAAACAATTTCTGACTACGGTGTAACTAATCCGCTATTTGCCGGATCGTCAGTTCTGTACGACAATATTAATAAACAAATAATTTCAAGTATTCCAGGATCGGGAATAGTTGTAGTTTATGTTGAAACTGATACCGGCCTACAAATAAAACAAATATTGTCTCCTCCAGTTAACACATATAGTAATGCAGTTGGATCGTTTGGTAAATCAATGGCGTTGTCACCGGACGGAAGATTTTTAATTATTGGAACGCCTGAAGCCAGCGGATTAAAAACAAATTACCAAGGACCTTGGGAGTCTCAGGTAAGATATCAAACAAACGATATTGTGCTTTATTCCGGACAAATCTGGAGAGCCAAGAATCCTAACTATCTAGGTACTGACGGAAGTACAGTAGCAGCAGTTAACACTGATGATTGGGAAATTGCAACTAATATTCCAGTACTAACATCAGGAAGAGTTTCTGGTTTTTACAATCAAGGAATGATTGCAATATATGAATTTTCAAATGGAAGATACACAAATGCAAAAGCATTTGTAAGTCCTCGACCTGTTGAAAATGAAAAATTTGGATCTAATGTAACTGTAAGTTATGACGGTACAAATTATTATATGGCAGTTAGTGCTGTAGGATCAGTAAACAGTTCCGGAAGAGTTTATTTGTTTAAAAACACAGGAACCGACTGGGAACATTTAGAAAATTCTCACTATAAAGGAATTTATAATCCTTCAACAATTTATCGTGAAGGCGATATTGTATGGCAACCTGCACAAGATCCAATTGTAGAAGAAGTCAAGGGCAACCTATGGCAGGCACTTGAAACACAACAAGGTGACGGCAGCACATTAACACTAGAATCATCTGGTTGGATAAAAGTTAGTGATGTTTCTACAAGCTGCTCTTTACCAACAAATGTGTCTATAGAAGACGACGGCTCAACAGTTGCAGCTGGAATAATTTCAGTGGATCAACTTACAGAAATTATAAAACAAGATGAACAATTTGGTTATAGTTTAACAATGAGCCGAGACGGAAGTATATTAGTTGTTGGCGCTCCGTATGCCGACGGTCAATATTTTTCTAACTACAAAGGATTGTGGAGAGCCGATGTAGAATATGCAGAAGGAGAAGTTGTCAAATATTCAGATATCTATTATCGATTAGGAGATGCGTCAGGAAACCCAGATTCTACTTACAGAAGTCAAGGAGAAGATCCGTCGTCCAGTGCCAATTGGCAAGAAGTAGGCGATAGTGCTGCTAATCCTTCAGGAAAAGTTTTTGTATACAAGAAAACTAGTTATGATTTATATCAGTTAATCCAGACACTAACATCTGCAAACATATCATCTTATTCAGATGTGAGCATGGAAATAAATGTTGGAGATCAATTTGGATATTCTGTAGATGTTGACTCATCCGGTACTACATTGATTATTTCTAGCCCACGATCAGACATAAATTATCAAAATCAAGGATCAGTATATGTTCTTAATTTTGATTCCAATATTTCTGAATTTAAAGTAAAACAAAAATTAGAAAGTTATGAAATGTATCCAAGTGAATACTTTGGATACGGCGTTTCTATTAGCCCGGACGGATATAAAATAGCCATCGGTTCTAAAAACACTTATTCGCATTATCCTATAATATTTGATTCAATGAGCGGAACACTCTTTGATCAAGGAAGAACTAGTTTCTATGTTGACCAAGGATACACCGGCGGCGTTTATATATTTGATAAAAAAGACAACGAATTTTTCTTAACAGAAAAATTAGAATCTGTACTTGTTGAAAATGAAAGTTTTGGTTATAGTATTGATTGTGTTGGATCAAAAGTATTAGTAGGGTCTCCTTATTATAGAAAAGATAATACAGGAGATTACATTGGTAATATAAGATTATTCAGCAAAGATTCTTCTGTTGATTCTTGGACTATTATATCTCAACAATCTCCTTTAGTTGACATAAGAAAAATTAATAGTGTTGAGTTATACGACAATATTAAAAATGTTAAAATACAGGATATAGATTTTATAGATCCTGCTAAAGGTAAAATCCTTAATTTAGCAGAAGAAGAAATTAAATTTAAAACACCATACGACCCTGCGGTCTATACTGTAGGAACTGAAGACGTAGTAGTTGATAGTTCTATTAACTGGCTAGAAAAAAATGTTGGACAGCTATGGTGGAATGTAGGTAATGCAAAATGGATGTATTCTGAAATTGGAGACATTTCCTACAGACAAGGTAATTGGACACAACTAGTAACTGGCGCAAGTATTGATGTTTACGAATGGGTGGAAACTCCGTTGTTGCCTAGCGAGTGGGCTGCTTTAGCTGATACAAACGAAGGCCTAGCAGTTGGAATTTCCGGCCAGCCATTATATCCTAATGATGATACCTATAGCACAAAACAATTTTATAATTCTATCAGTGGTCAAGTGAACAAGACTCTTTATTATTACTGGGTAAAGAATAAATCTACAGTTCCTTCTAATTTAAATTTTAGAAGAAAATCTTGCTCTGAAGTAGCTAGTTTGATATCAAACCCAGTAGGAACTGGACTACCGTTTATAGCATTTGTTGATTCTGATAAATTTATAACCTATAATTTTGATTCTATTATTCAATCAGATACTGCATTGCTTAATATAAAATATAAGAACGAATTAGGTATATCAATCCCAGTACATAAAGAATATCAATTAATGACTGAAGGTATTGCTAGCAGCTTACCAACACCTAAACTTGAAAATAAATGGATAGACAGTTTAGTTGGTTTTGATATTATCGGTAATAGAGTTCCTGATATCAACATTCCGGCAAAACAAAAATACGGAATAGATTTTAGACCTCGTCAAAGTATGTTTGTTAACAAAGATGCAGCATTAAAACTTGTTGTTAACAAAATAAATTCTGTATTGTTAAAACAACCGTTTGCAACTATTATTGATTTTACAAATTTAAACTTAAAAGATTCAGCCCCTGCTGAAATCTTAAATCTATACGATGTTCAAGTTGACACTGAAATAGATTTGCAAAATGTAGGTACCATAAGAACCAAAAAAGCTGTGCTGTCTGCAAATATTGTAAACGGTGAATTAGACACTATTGATATTATAGATCCTGGTTTCGGTTATAAAGTAGTTCCTAATGTTGTTATTAATGGGGATGGCAAAGGTGCATCTGCAGAAGTAACTCTTGACAACCAAGGAAGAATTAGAACAGTAACAGTATTAACTAGAGGAAAAAAATACAGTACAATTAATGCGTCTGTTCGTTATTTCTCTGTATTAGTAAACTCTGATTCTACTATTAACAATTTCTGGAGTATATATTCTTGGGACGATGTAAGAAAAACTTTCTTTAGAACTCAATCACAAGCATACGATACTACAAGATATTGGAGTTATATTGATTGGTGGAAATCTGGATACAATAACAAATCTAGAATTACCAAAGAACTATTAAGCATACACGACGAAGTAATTTATAAAATTTCCGTCGGCGACCTGATAAGAGTTAAAGAATATGGATCAGGTGGATGGGCAGTATTTGAAAAGGTCTCAGATACAGGCAGTACTTTCTTAGACAGATTTGAATTAATTTCGAGAGAAAACGGAACTATAAAATTAAGTGACTCATTATACGACGCTTCAATCTTTGGAATTGGATTTGATAGATCGCAGGCGTATGATGATACAAATTACGATATTAACACATCTTTAGAATTAAGAAATATTTTAAAAGCTGTTAAAGAAGATATTTTCGTTGGCGATTTTAATATCGAATGGAACAATTTATTTTTTGCATCTATGAGATATGTGTTGTCTGAGCAACAATATGTTGACTGGATGTTTAAAACAAGTTTTGTAAATGCAACACACAACGTAGGAGCATTTAGTCAGCCAACTAACTATAAAAATGATAATTTATCAAGTTATCAAGAATATATTAACGAAGTAAAACCTTTTAGAACTACTGTTAGAGAGTATGTTAGCCAATACACAACTCCTGAAAAATATGATTTATCTGTAGCAGACTTTGATTTAGAACCAACGTTTTCTGTTAAAGATGGAAAAGTTATTCCGATCAAACTTGATAA